CTGCGCGGCCTGGTCGGCGGCATGATCGCGGGTATCAAGTCGATCATCCCGACAGCCAAGTGCGGCATGGCTACCGGTAATCCTTACTCGTATGTCGTTCAGGAAATGCTCATTAAAGGCATGGACGCGAACGGCAACATCACCGCGACGCCGATCCCGTTCGATTTCGTGTGCCTGCACTGGTACAAGTCGATGAACAACGTCGTCTTCGCTGGCCCGTCGAATCACCGGCAGGGTCGCACGGGCGGCACTGGTTCGTATGCCCCTGACGCTCCGCCGTCGGGCACGCCGAACCCGAACGTACTTGCCTTGCTGCAAAGCCGATGCAATGGCTTGCCGACGATCGTGTCGGAATGGGGCACGATCGACACGGAAGCGAATCAGGCGAGCTACATCACGTCGCAGTATCCCATTTGGTTCAGCAACCGCGCGCTGTACAACATCCAAGCGGTCATTATCTATACGCTGTTCTCCGATACGGCCGACTCGGGCACAGGTGCGGATCTCGGTGGCGTCAACACGTCGAACTATGGCCTCATCAAGTACGACGGTGCGACCAAGAAGGCTGCTTACGCCAGCATGAAGTCGTATCACGTATCCAACACGACGCCTGGCACGACATCATGGCCGTCGACGCCGCGCGTGCTGCCGGCTGCTACCGACATCCCGAGCGCCTGCAACATCTTCATGGACGCGCCCAATGTCGTATCGGTGCGCAACGGTGCGAACAATCAAGCGCTGCGCATCTGGCAGACGATCGACGGCACGCTGGCTAATGGCTCGTTTGGCGGCATGTGGTACGCGGGCGGCCAGTTCCACTTCGGCACGGACAAAATCGGCACTGGCTCGCCTCCTGGCACGCGCTACACGGTGAACGGCATAGATCTGTTGTCGTTCGGCGCAGGCAGCCTGTCGCCTGTCACGGACCAGAACTACAGCCTGGGGAATACGACCACGCGATACCTGCGAGGCTACTTCTACGGTCTGAACATGAAGATTGCGCGCACGTCGACGAGCGGCACGACGATCGCCAATCCTTCCGCGCCAGGTACGACGGTATGGACTGGCGCAGGCGCAGGATCAATCACGGTCGAAGCGGCGCCGGAAGACGGGCAGATTCGCGTTTTCTGTAACGCTGCATCGGCTGCCGTCAATTTCACAGTCAACTACACCGGCCGCGCGGGCGCATCGACATTGGTGCTCGCGCAGGATGTCAGCGGCATCTTGCAATATGACGCGACCGGCGCGTACTGGCACAGGATATCGGTAAGCTAATGGCACAGGTCCAACTAGCACAGACTCAGCCGCTCTCGATTCCGCTCATGACGGGCGGGACGAGCACGACTGACGACGGCAATGTCCAAGGCGAATTCGCGGTCAATCTGAAGCTGCGCCAGATCCCGACGAAGGATAAGCCGGGAACGTGCACATCTCACGGCGGGCTGACGCAATGGGTGGCGTCGTCCGCTGCCGGCGATTCTGACCGCGGCGGCATCCTGTGGAACGGGATTATGTACCGCGTGCAGGGCGGCAGTGTCTATTCCTACGATACGAACGGAACGCGCACGCTGATCGGCTCAGTGGTCAATGACGGCCAGCGCGTGCGGCTCGATTACGGCTTCGACTTCCTGATTGTGGTGTCAGCCGGCCGCATGTATTACTACGCGCCAGGCGGCTTTAGCTTCATCAGCGCGGTTGCATCGGTTGCGTCGGGCGGCACAGGCTATGCCGTCGGCGACACGATTACGCTGTCGAACACGTATGAAAAGCTGACCGTCAACGCGGTCTCGGGCAGCGCTGTTACGTCGGTGAACATCACGACGAGCGTCAACATGCTCACTGCGTTCATTCCGCCCAATCCGGTCGCGCAAAGCCTGTCGAGCGGCGGCGGAACGGGCGCATCGTTCAATCTGACATGGGCGCCGCGCGGGAACTTCATCGAGGTGGACACGACGCTTTCCGCGGGCATCACGCCGATTGTAGACGCCTGCTTCATGGCTGGCTATGTGATGGTCACGGATGGCGTCGACGTCTGGAATAGCTCGCTCACAAACCTGACGTTCTTCCCTGGCTACTTCGGCAGCGCGGAATACGATCCGGATGGCATCACCTACATTTACAAGCTGAACAACCAGCTTTACATCGGCGGCAAGAACACGACGCAGACGATGGCGAATACTGGCGGTAATAATTTCCCTTTTACCGTTCAGCAGTCCTATACTTTCGACATTGGCTGTGTCTCGCGTCAGACGATGTGCTATTTCAACCGAACGCTGGCGTGGATCGGCGGCGGTCGGAACATGCCGAACGGCGTGTGGATGCTCAACGGCAACGCGCCGGCCAAGATCTCGTCGGCTGCGGTGGATTACGAGCTGGCGAAGCTGACGGCGGATCAGGTCGCAGTGGTGACGTTGGAAGCGATCTCATTCGAGGACTCAGAACTGCTCTACGTGCATCTCCCGCACAAAACGCTGGTGTTTGACGCCACGGCGACTGCGGGACTCGGCGTGAAGTTCTGGACGCAACTAAACAGCGGAGCATCAGCCGATGACTTCTACCGCGCTCGAAACTTTGTTCGATTTAATGGAATGTGGGCTTGCGGGGATCTGGCTGATAATCGGGTTGGCTTTCTGGATAGCGCTACTGGTGGCCACTATGGCGCCCCTGTATTGCATCGTTCCTCGTCTCCTATGGTCATGCTGCCGCTGGCTTCTGCGGGGCTTCGATCGGTCGAACTGAAGTGCATTACGGGGCAGGCCGGCGACACGTCGCGTATTGCGATGACGTACTCGTCAGACGGGATTCGCTGGTCGCAGACGCGCTACACACAGGCAGTGTCGCGCGGAGGCTACAGCAAGCGCATACGGTGGCTTCCGGGCGGTCTGACGCGCAACAAGCTGCAAGTGCGGGTGGATCATGTGACGACGCAGCATTGCACATGGTTCGGGTTGGATCTGGAACTAGAGGCGCTTAATACCTGATGGCGAATCTAACCAGAATCCCGCAGATGTACCTAGCCGCGGCGCTCAATGGCGATACGGCTGTAGCTGATGCGATCGGCAACGTGGTCAACGGCAGCGCAATGAATGGATACGACCCGATCGTATCTAGCGGTACGGCGACCGGCGTCTGGTCGTCGATCGGAACACTGATGTACGTTGAAATCACGGTCGTGCTCGCATCAAGCGCGACGCCGACTGTGACATTGCCTTTTACTCACCAAGGATTGAGCAGCCAGAGGGGCGTTATTCCTGGCGTATCAGCCGCAGGTGTCGCGATTACTGGAGTGGTCGATCCAGACTCCGCGATTCTTACATTGCGTCGTTACGACGGCGCAGCGCTGGACGCAGGAACGTACTTTTTGGCTGGAACTTATCAATCTTCGGTGGGGTGAATCATGGTAGCAGCAGCGGTAGGAGCTACGGCCGTCGCGGGGCTGGCAGGCTCCGCCATGTCGGCAAGCGCGGCAGGCGATGCGGCTGACGCACAGGCGCAGTCGGCTCAGAACAATCTCGATCTCGCAAAGCAGCAATACAGCACGCTGCAAGGGCAGATCTCGCCGTACCTATCGGCAGGGCAGACGGGCCTTACGGGCTATCAGGATCTGCTCGGCGCGAATGGCAACGGAGCGCAGAACACGGCGATCGGCGACATCAAGAACGGCGCGCAGTATCAAGGCCTGATGCAGACGGGCAATGAGAACGTGCTCGCCAATGCATCGGCGACAGGCGGCCTGCGCGGCTCGAATACGAGCAACACGCTCGCCAATACTGGCATCTCGACGCTGAACAATCTCATCACGCAGAAGCTAGCTGGCTATCAAGGCCTTATTGGCGCTGGTCAGAACGCGCTTGCGACGTCGAACGGTGTCAGCAGCAACTACCAGAACGCAGCCACGAACGCGAACAACCAGCAGGCGAATGCGGCCACGTCTTACGCCGGCTCGCTGTCGAACTCTGTCAATTCCGGACTCGGCGCGATCACGCAGGGCGTCAACGCGTATACGAGCCAACCGGCTGCCGCAAATCAGGTCTACGGCCAGACGGCTAGCGGCAATCCTATCGTATTCACGGGTGCGTAATGACTGAACTTATCGACTTCAGCAACATCGGGAAGGGCCTCGATACGCAGATGGGGAACGCTGCTCAGCAAGGGCAGCAACTCGGATTCAATGCGGCGACAATCCCCGGCAGGATTCAGGCGACCAACGCAGGCAACGCGGCGAGCGTGTCGAACGCTGGCTTGCAGATCAATAACAACCAGCGTCAGCAGTCGTTCCAGATGGAATCGCAGGCGCTCGCGTCGAATCCGAATGCGACGCCGGCTGACTATCAGGCGCTGGCGAACAAGTATCCCGAGTTTGCGCAGACGGTCAACGGGAACCAGCAGCAGACGCAGACGAATTGGGTGAACCTGCGTCAGCGCATGTCATCGGATGCGGTGGCGACTGTGGCCGGCATGCAAGCGCGGTTGCAGGCAAACGATGTGCCAGGCGCGCTCGATCTGCTGGAGCAGCGCGCGGTGCGTCAGGAAGGCGCCGGCGACAAGGAGGGCGCGGTTGCCACTCGCTCGTTTGAAGCGCTGATTAAGCAGAATCCGGACGGCGCAAAGCAGGTCGCATCGCAGATCCTGAACGCTGGCAGCGCAAACTCGGCTGGCGATCTGTACGCGAACCAGGCGAACCAAGCGCGCGCAGTGGTGGCACAGCAGACGGTTCCGGCTGTTGTTTCTCAGGCTAACTCCAGCGCGTCGACGGCGGGCACTGAAGCGGCATACGCGCCTGCAAAGGCAAAGGCTGCTGTCGATTCGGTAAATGCAGGAACGGATCTCACGAAAGCTCAGACGGGCATTGTCAACCGCGATCTGAATGGCGGTGGCCCCGCTGCGATCACGGCAGCCGAGCCAGAATACAACGCAGGGCAGTCGAATCAGCAGCTCTCGGATCAGTCGGGCGAACTGGCGAACGCATTCAGCCAGATCAAGGCTGGCGGCACAAGTGGTGTGCTCGGTGCAACGTGGGACCAAGCCGGCCGCAAGTGGACGGGTGACACGTCGAAGCTACAGCAGTTGCGGCAGGAAGCGGCAAGCCTCGTCACGCAGGCGGAAACGGCGAGCATGGTGAACGGCAACTTCACCGACGCATCGACCGCGCGCGCAGTGCAGAACGTGCCACAGGTGACGGACAGTCCGGAAGCATGGGCTACGTACCTGCAAGCGCGTCAGAAGTTCCTCGCGTCGAAAGCGGCATGGTCGAACGCTCGCGGTGACTGGAAGCGCAATAACAACGCATCCGCCGGCCCCGCGTACCGTGACTTCACCATTCAGACGCCAGACGGTAAGTCTGTTCTCGTAAAGAGCGGCGATAGTTTCACGCAGTTCAGCAAGAAGGTTGCGCCGAGCTACTACACGGCGCCGGGCGCTAACTCCTTCGACCCGACGAAATGACCAAAGATACCTTTCCGGTTAGCTACAAAGATCCGGTCTACGCTGCGGCCGATCAGGCTGCGTCGGACGCTGCCGGCATTCCGCCCGGTCTTCTGACGAGCATTCGTGTCGCTGGCGAGAAGTCGAACGCCAATCAGGTGTCGAGCGCGGGCGCCCGTTCTCCGTACCAGGTGACGCCCGAAACGCGCGATCTTCTCATCAAGAAGTACAAGATCGATCCGTGGGAGTCTCCGCAGGCTGCGGCGCTCGGTGCTGCATACCTGCTGAAGGAGGGTATTCAACGCACAGGAAGCGCGGCAGGCGCGGTTACTCAGTACATCGGCGGTGTCGACCCTAAGAATTGGGGCGGACAGACGCGCGCTTACACGAATCGCGTGATGGCGCACTTCACCGGCAACGGTGGACAGGACGCGCCGCAAGCAACGCCGATCCCTGCCGCTCCGCTGCCGAGCGCTGCATCGTATGGGCTCGACCCGTCTGTAGTCGGCATGGATAACGCGCCGCAGCAGCAGCCTACCGCAGCCGTGCAGGCGCCGAAGGCTGTTGCTCCCGCTGCTGGCGTGAATAACCAGATCGTCGCCGACTATAACGCCGGACGCCTGTCGCCTGAAGATATGGCGGCTGTCGAGCAGCGCGCGTCGAAGATCGGCATCGATCCTAGCCAGTTGCAGAACCCGAATAAGCAAGCCGGAACGGGCTCGCCGATGGGCTTTGATTCGGCCAAAGGCGCGGCGCCGCAGCCGAAGCCGATCGGTCCGCAGACGCTCGCCGCGATGCAGGCTGGCAAGCTGTCTCCGGATCAACTGGCGACGATCAAGGCAGGGCTCGACAATGGCACGCTGACGATGCCGGCGAACGCTCCTGCCGCTGCGCCCGCGCAAGATGCGACCGGTCCGCAGAATGACGGATATTTCGCTGCGGGCTTGCCTGCGTCTGCCGCTCCGACTGCGCCCGCCAATCCGGCTACGGCGGCAAAGAACGGCTCTACGTGGTCTGACGTGGCAGAGAAAGCCGTCGGCGGTGTCGCAGGTAGTCTGCTCGACATCGCATCGGCCGGCGGGCGTCTGGTGGGCGCCAATGAGTTTGCGGACAAAGCGAACGCCGCGCATGAGCAGATCAATGCGCAGATGGCGCGCGACACGAACAACAGCGTCTCAGGCAAGGTTGCCGGCTTCGTCGGTGAGGCGGCTCCATATGCTGCGATGGGCGGCGCAACGCTTCCGGGTGCTGTCGCTGGTGGCGCTGTCGCTGGCGCGGCTCCTGCTGTGGCACAGAACAAGTCTGTCGGCGAAGTGGCGCGCGACGCGGCCGTCGGTGGCGCTGCGGGTGCGGCTGGTGTCGGCATCGGCAAGGTGCTCGGTAAGGGCGTGTCCGCTCTCGCCGAGAATCCGACTGTCGCCAAGGGCATCGCGCGCTTGCAGGAAATGTTCGGTAAAACGCCGTCCGAAGCCACGAAGGTCGCAGCCAGTGGCGCGGCGCCTGACGCTCAGGTCGCGGCCGACATCGCAGGCGCAACCGGTCACACGCCGAGCGAGCTGGCGTCCAAGCTCGAAAAGGCGCCCGCATCGCAGACGCCGGGCTATGTGCCGAGCGCGGCCGAAATGGCAAACGACGCGAACGTGACGACGCTCCAGAAGGTGAGCACGAACGCGAACCCGTCGACGTTTGGCAATGCAAGCGCCAACAATGACGCGGCGATTGCGTCTGCTCTGGGAAAGGGCAAAGCGCCTGGCTCGATGCCGGCCGAAGCGCCGAACACTCCTGGCACGGCAGCCAATCCGCAGGCGGCAGAGCATGCGGCGGAAGCGGCGGCGCAGAAGAGTGACGCACTCGCAGCGCAGGGCCAATCCGAGGTCAAGCCGCTCGCCAAGCCTGTTGCTGACAAACTTCAGTCTCCGCAGTTTGAAGCGCCGGTCAAGCTTGCGCAGAAGATCGCCAAGGATCAGGGCTCGACCGTGTTCGAAGATCTGCAGAAGGCGAAGCACGCCGAGGCAGCGGCAGCGCTCGACCAGATCACCGGCACGCCCGAGCAACTAGCAGCAGCGAAGGCAGCACGCAGCGCGGATGCGGCCGACAACTTCCTTCCGCTCGACAAGTCGGCAACGCTCGAGTCTGATGCGTGGAAAAGCCTCGCGAAGCGCCCGACGTTCCGCGAAGCTATCGGAGAGGCTGGCGATATTGCAGCCGATCGCGGCGAGAAAGCGGCAATTACTGTCAACCCGGACGGCTCCGTCACCGCAACCGGGCGCGGCTTGCTTGATGCGAAACAGGGCATCGATGGGCTGATCTCGAAAGCTTCGCTTGCTGGCGACACGTCGAAGGTATCCCGCTACACGGCCGTCAAGGAAGCTTTGCTCAAGGAAATGGACACGGCATATCCGAAGTACGGTGCGGCCCGCAAAGCGTACTCGGACGCGTCTGCTCCAATCGATGCGATGACGGCATTGCAGACTCGAGTCAATGGCGCCATCAACCCGACAACGGGCGAAGTTAGCTCGAGCAAACTTATCCAGACGATCAATAGCATCAAGGCCGAGCAGATGAAACCCGGCTTCCGTCCGGCCGACAAGGTGCCTGATGCAACGCTGGATGCACTCGCAGCACTGGCAAAACATCTCGAGAACAAAAACGATCTGACGGGCTTGCCTGCCGAAGGGCAGGAATACATTCGGCGCGCGCTCGCATCCAGCGAGAAGCATGCCGCGGCGCATCAGGAATTCAAGAGCGTGCTCGACGCGCAATCGCCGGCCTACAAGGAACTGCACGGCGCGCATGCGCAGAACGTAGCGGCCATCGATTCGCAGAAGGCCAGTCAGACGGCACTCGCGCAGGCGGAAGAGGCGGTACGGAACGCCGACTCGCCCGGCAGCCTGAAGGCGCTCGACAAGCTGCTCCCGAACATGGAAGCGGCCGACAGGGCCAAAGCGATCGCGCTACGCCAGCAGAAGGCGCGCGAGCTGGCAATGAGCGAAGTTGCCGAGCGCAACAAGAACAGCCGCGGCGAAACGGAATTCAACCGCGGCACATTCAAGAGCGCATCCGACAAGTATTCGCCGTTCATGTCGAAAGAGGACGCAAGCCAGTTCGGCAGCGTTGCGCAGGATCTGCACAACCAGACGACGACATACGCCAAGACGGGCAAGATCGGCGGCAGCGACACGATGCAGAACCAGAGCGCGGCCAAGCGGTTCGGCCGCAATCTCGGCGACGCTCTGAAAGATGTGGGGGTGCAGGCATTGATCGGCGGCGGAGTCGGTACGGCGATGGGTCCGCTCGGGACGATCGGCGGCGCAGCGGCCGGCGCAATCACTGGCGCACTGACGCGCACGATCACGCAAAAGGTCTCGTCCATCACGACCGAGAACGCCGCAAAGCTATTGTCGAACGGTAAACTATTGGCCGCAGCGCTACGGAACTATGACTCTCTCGCCGCGCGCCGTCTGTTCGTTGAGCAACTGTCGCAACGAGCGGGCTACGCCGCAGGGGCTGCCGCAGCGAATCAATTTAACGGTCGTCGTTAGGACTCCAAATGACAAAGCCAGTTTTCTCCGTCGAGCGGTTCCAGGATGTCTACGACGAACTGCTGCCGCTTCTGCGCAAGCACTACGACGAGATCAGCCTGCACAAGCAACAGGGATATGACCTGAAGCCGAATGTCGGCCTCTACCGCGCGATGCAGGACGCAGATCAACTGACGATGATGATCGGCCGCTTGGACGGGCGGATCGTCGCTTACTTCGTCGTGTTCGTGCGGCCGAGCATCCATTACGGCGACTGCCTGGAAGGAATCGGAGACATCTTCTTTGTCGAACCAGGTCTGCGCGGGCTGATGTACGGACTGGCTCTGTTTGAGGCAACTGAAAACGAACTGAAGCGCCGAGGCGTCAAGTGCTTTATGGCCGGCGAAAAGGTCGCATTCCCCGCGCGTGCTCTGTTTGAGCGGCGCGGCTTCGAAGAAATCGAAAGGAAACACGCCAAATGGCTTTGACCAAAGAAGAACGGCACGGCAAGGTTTGGGACCGCGCGACGGCCCGGTTCGATCGCGCCTACGGCCCGCAACAGCAAATTCGGCTCGCCTCGCTCGAAGACCGGCGCTTTGCCTATGTCGACGCGGCTCAGTGGGAAGGCGGTCTAGGCGCGCAGTTCAACAACCGGCCGCGCTTCGTCGTCAACAAGGTGCAGAAAGCCGTTCGGCGCATCGTCTCCGAGTACCGCGCTAATGCGATGACGGTCAACTTTCGGTCGAGCGAAGACGACAGCCGGCAGGATGATCTCGACGCGCTGCGCATTGTCTACCGCTCCGACGAGCAGTACAGCAGCGCGCAGGACGTCTATGTGTCGGCATTCGACGAAGCGGTCGCGGGCGGCATGGGCGCCTGGCGCCTGACGAACGACTACGATCACCGCGCGGAAACGGATCTGGACGACGACACGCCGCAGCGGATCTGCTTCGAGCCGATCCCTGACGCTGACATTTCCGTCTTCTTCGATCCGGACAGCCGCAAGCTCGACAAGTCAGATGCCAAGTGGTGCACTGTGCTTAACCCAATTAGTTGGGATACCTACACGACCGAATATCTCGGCGACGAGGTGGAGCTGACCGAGCGCCCGACCAGTTTCAAGGCGGTTCGCTCGCTGAAGCAGTTCGATTGGTTCACGAACGATTCCGTCTACATCGGCGAATATTACGAGGTCGAGCAGAAGGTCGAGAAGTACTCGGTCTGGCGCGAACCGCATTCGGGCGTGGAGCAGAAAGTCTATGCCGGGCTCGATGCAGAAGGGCGCGAGGATGCGGAAGAGCAGGAGCAGCATTACGCCTCGATCGGCTATATCAAGGTTCGCAGCGGCAAGCGCAACAGCAAGAAGGTACACAAGTACTTCATGGACGGCTGCGGCATCCTGAAGGACTGTGGCTACATCGCTGGCACTGAGATCCCGATCGTCGTCGTCTACGGTATCCGCCAGGTGATCGACGGCATCGAACGCGTCCAAGGTGCAGTGCGCCTCGCGAAGGACTCGCAGCGCCTGTACAACATGCAGATCTCGACGCTCGCGGACATTACGGCATTTACGCCGCGCGAGAAGCCTATTTTCACTCCCGAGCAGGTCGCAGGGCATGAGCTGACATGGGCTGGCGATCTCGTTGCGAACAATCCGTATCTGCTCATCAACCCGGTGACGGGCGCCGACGGCTCGCAGACGATCGCCCCGCCTGTTGGCTACATCAAGCAGCCGGACGTTCCGCCCGCGCTGGCTGGCCTCGTGCAGATCACGGCAGCCGACATGCTCGACGTGACGGGCGGCGATCTGGCAGCCGGTCAGGTAACGTCCAACACGTCTGATGCGCTGGTGAGTCGTGTGCAGGCGCATCAGGACATGCAGGTCTACATCTTCATCGACAACATGTCGCGCGCGATGCAGCGCTGCGGCAAGATTTACCTGTCGATGGCGTGCGACATCTACACCGAAGACAATCGCAAGTTTTCCGCCAATGGCGAGGATGGATCGCCCGAATCGACGTCGATCAATGTCCCGTCGATCGACGACGAAGGCAAGCCGACGATCGCCCGCGCGTTCACGCCCGGACTTGATGTGTTCGTTGATGTGGGCCCGGCGTTCAACAGCCGCAAGGATTCGACCGTCAACGCAATCGCCAAGATCCTGCCGGGCATCGTTGATCCGCAGATGCAACAACTGATGGTCGCAACGCTGGTCCGCAATCTGGACGGCGAGGGCATGGAAGACCTTTCCAAGTTCGCGCGTATGCAGCTCGTCAAGGCTGGCGTCGTCAAGCCGAACGACGAAGAAGCACAGCAGTTGCAAGCCGAGCAGCAAGAGGCAGCAAACGCACCGCCCGACGCTCAGACGGTCGCTCTGCTGGCTCAGGCGCGCAAGGATGCAGCGAGCGCCACGCAAAGCGAAGCATCGGCTGTGCAGGCTCTGTCGACGGCCGAACTCAACCAGGCGAAGGCTGCCGAGTCGATCTCAAACACGAACGCCAGCCAGTTGTCGACGATCATGCAGATGCTGCAAGGCATCCAAGATCGCGTCAACCAGCAAGCGGGCCAGGTGAATCAGGATCAGCCGCAAAGCCCGATGGACGGCAAGGTGAACCAGGCGATCTCGTCTGGTGTCGCGGCGCCGTCGCCGGGTGTCAACGCGCTTCACGGTACGCAACAGGTCGATCCGACCGCGCAGGCGTTGACCGCGGGCAATGCGCCGGCAGCCGCACAGGCTCCGGTCCATGTCTCTAACCGTCCTGCGGTGGGCCATTGAGCGAAATCTCGCTTCCTGATTGGGCCGAGTGCCTACTTAGCCAAGGCCCGCGCTACACCATCTTCCACGGTGGGCGCGGGTCTGGTAAGTCGATGGCCTGCGCGACAGCGCTTGTGATCCGCGCCGCGGCCGAACCGCTGCGTATTCTGTGCTTCCGGGAAATTCAGGAATCGATCGACGAGTCGGTAAAGGCGATCATCGAGCAGCGCATTAAAGACTGCGGGCTCGAAGGATTCTTCACGATCCTGAAAAAGGAAATCGTTGGCCAGAATGGCAGCAAGTTCATTTTCCGGGGGTTGAGTGATGAAACGGCCGACTCGATCAAATCCCTGAATGACATCGATATAGCTTGGGGCGAAGAGGCGCAGGCTCTGTCGAAGGAATCGCTTCAGCTTTTTCTGCCGACGATACGGAAAGACACGTCAGAAATCTGGTTCAGCATGAACCCGGAGCTAGACACCGATTACGTCTATACCGCATTCATTCAGAAGCGACCGCATAACGCGCGGATCGTCGAGGTGAACTGGGATCGGAACCCGTTCTGGAACGCGGCGATGGAAGCAGAGCGGCTTCGATCGAAACAAGACGACCCGGACGATTACGACCACGTTTGGGAAGGCGTTCCAAAGTCGGCTGTTGCAGGCGCAATCTACCGTCGAGAAATGCATTTGCTTGTGACCGAGAACCGCATTCGGCCTCTTCTGGCGGACCCGACGCTCGGGACTCACGCGATCTTCGACCTTGGCATCAACGACATGATGGCCGTTACGGTCGCGCAGGCCGACATTAGCGGCGCCCGCATAGTTGGCTACCACGAGGACAGCAACTATGGGATCGACCATTATTGCGAATGGCTGAAGGATACTGGCCGGAAGGATGCGGTTATCTGGCTTCCGCACGACGGCAACGCGCGGTCAGTTCAAACTGGTCTGACGACGCGCCGAAGCGTCGAAAATCTCGGGTGGCAAGTTGAAATTGTTCCTGAAATCGGGGTCGAGCCGGGCATTAAAAAGACACGCAATATGCTGAAAAACGCTTTTGTCTCAGACTCGCCGGATTGCGCGATTTTGGTTGAGCACATGCGCCGCTACACGCGCGCAAAATCCGGGCACCCGAAGCACGACGAGCATTCGCATTGCGCCGATAGCGTGCGTTACACATCGGTCGCAATGGAGCATTTTAAGAACGTATCCGAGCGGAAACGCAACACGGCCGAAGCCGCAAGGAATGTGCGGATCATCCCCACGGTGAACCATTGGGCCAAGGTGTGAGAGTGTTGGTGCGGCGGTTTATACGGGAATCGAACCCGCGCCTCCGACTCATCGCCGTTGCCCTACCAACGCGCAATAAACCGCCTCCATCCATTTTACTGCACGCGCAGGTCGATGACCATGCTGAGCCGATCGACCGACGACTCATTGCGCACTTCGTGCATCAGATCGTTGCGGAAATGGAACATGCGACCGGTCAGCATTTGCAACGTCTCGTCTCCGCTCGTGATGATGGCGCCTGGCTGACCCTGAATCACCAGATGGAAGCGCTTCCAATAGCAGGTTTGCTCCGGGGTGTCCGCGTGCGGGTAGATCCGGCCGCCTGGTCGAATGCGATTAATCAACACTCGGCCGATGCGTGTCGCTTGCGTGAACCGTGCTAGATCAAATATGAACGGGTGCGCTTGGGTAAGCTTATCCCACGCAGGACGGGCGATAGATTCGTGCTGGTCTACGCCGGCAATCTTGTTCTGCTTGTACAGCTCGATCTCTTCCTCACTCATTCCGGTTTTGATCTCCGGGAAGCGAAGCATGATCGTATCGGTATCGCCGAACGGCCCCTGCTGGAAATTCCGTAAGAAGGTGTCCGGCTTCCACAGATCCGGGTTTGTCGAGATCGCGAGCGCGAGGGCGCCAACGTCCATGCCATCTTTGATTACGTGAAAATTGCGCATTAGAAATGAAGTGTGAGAAATGAAATTGCGGCGAACGCCATCAGCCACCAGAACGCAGCCTTAAGCACGTCGGGCCCGTTTCGCCAGAGGTCGCCCGCGAGTATCAGCGGAAACAACAGGACGCCTTTGATGCCGCGCAAGATCGCCGGCCAGAACGCTTCGAAGAACGCAAAGCCGATCACGCAGGCGAGGGCGCCGAATATGGCGTGTTGGATCATTTCTTCTCCTTGGATTCTTCTTCGTCCAGGAATCTCAATATCGCGCGACGAACAATGTCCGCGATGTGTAGGTCATGCCGCTCGGCGAATTCCTTCAGCCGCTTTAGCAAGGGTTCGGGTAAGAACAGGCTCGTGCGTTTCATGGTGTGCATTATAGGCATACATCCTGCACATTGAAAGTTCCATCTACTGTATACTTTCTGGCATTGAATTTTCCCACCAGAGGGTGAGTGCATGGACCAAGAGATCGAAACGCAGCAGCCGGAACTCGAACAGGAGCAGCCCGAGGAAGTCGCGGCGCCCGCGTTATTTGACGACGAAGACCAGGAATCGGAAGCGCCCGAGTCGACGGACGGCGCCGAGCAGCCCGAAGGCGAGCCGCAATCGCTGAAGGGCCAGCCGGCGCCGAAGTGGGTCGCGGATCTGCGCAAGAGTCACAAAGAGATCATGCGCGAGAAGCGCGAGCTCCAGCGCGAACTCGAAGAGATCCGCTCGAAGCTTCCGCAGCCTGCGCCGACGCTCACCGCCAAGCCGACGCTCGACCAGTACGACTACGACGAAACGCGGTTCTCGGAGGCGTATGACAATTGGATGGAGCAGAAGGCCAAGCTAGACGCGGCCGATCGCGCCAAGCTCGACGCGCAGCGCAAGGAGCAGGAAGAGGTCGAGAACTTCCGGAAATCCTATGCCGCCCGCAAGGAATCGCTCGGCGTGGCTGACTTCGAAGAAGCCGAGTCCGAAGTCGGCTCGATCCTGAACCAGACGCAAGCTGGTCTGCTGATGCGCGGCGCCGACGATCCCGCGGTGCTGGTCTATGCGCTCTCGAAGTCTCCTGCTCGGCTGATCGAACTGTCGAAGATCGCCGATCCCGTCAAATTTACCGTCGCAGTCGCGAAACTGGAAATCTCCTTGGCTACCAAGAAAACAACCCGGCCGGCGCCCGAAGCGCGCGTGACGGCAGAGCGCGGAACTGGCTTCAACGCGACCAGCTCGCAACTCGACAAACTGCGAGCAGAAGCCGAGCGCACGGGCGATTACTCGCGCGTCGTTGCTTATAAAAAGCAAATGGCGCAGAAGTAATCCAGTAGTTGCTACACTTTTTGTAAAGTAGTACCATTCGGGAAAGCGAAATGTATCGGGCATGAGATAAATCCTTGCCCGGTACATCGCAAGCATCAACGTATCTCAGCCCCATCGGCGCCTTGAGCGTTAGTCCTAGCTGGATGCGAAATCAGTGGCGAACCCGCCATTTCTTTTCGTTGTTTTATTTAGGATAACCAATCATGGCACAGCCTCCGGCAACACCGTTCCTTTCGACTGCGAACTCGTTCTCGAAAGAAGAGCGCATCGCATTCGAAAACCTCCTCGAAGGCTTCAACGACCAACTGGTCATGTCGAAAGCCGTCACCGTCTTCTCGAACGATCAAACGATGATGGCCCGCGCTGGCGATATGATTCGCCGCCCGATGCCGTACATCGCCCGTTCGTTCTCGGGCCTAGATCAAACCGCAAACTTCGTCGGCAAGACGCAGCTGACCGTGCCGGCCGCAATCGACACGATCCGCAGCTCCCCCTGGACGATGGATGCGACCGAACTGCGCGACGCGCTGCAAGAAAACCGCCTCGGCACGGCTGCAAAGCAAAAGATCGCCTCCGACATCAACGTCGACGTCGTGAACGCCGTTTCGACGCTCGGCTCGCTCGTCGTGAAGCGCACGGTTGCTGCAACCGGCTTCGACGATCTGGCGCAAGCTGATTCGCTGATGAATGAGTCGGGCATCGACTACGACGGCCGTTACTCGGTCTTCGGTTCACGCGATTACAACGCAATGGCCGGCAACCTCGCCAGCCGCGCATATCTGGTCGAAGGCCAGAAGGCTGCAACCGCCTACGAAATGGCAACGGTCGGCCGCCAAGTGGCAGGCTT